TCTTAAATATCTAACGCCTGCGATACTATTACGTTCAATTGTATTGTCGTATATGACAAAAGTACTCATTGCATCACTCTTGTATAAACGCGTTTCATCATCTTGGTTTCTAATCATTAACTCATAAGCTTTACCGTAAATTGATAAGTCTAATCCTAGAGATCTATTGTGTGACTCAACATCATTCAAATCATTGAATGCCTCAATAGCTTCTAATACATCTTTGTCATCATCTTGATATTGAATTGGATTACCCAAGAAATAGCCGTTGATAAAATCGCTAATATAAGATGCGTAATCATGCGCTACACGGTTATCTGCCATGTACTCTTCTTTGCGTCGTGTTAACTCAACTAAGTTCTTAGTTTTACCTTCGTAATAATCACTTAACACTTTCAATCTAGGTCGTTGGTAATCCATGTGATGTTCAATGTATTTACTTACTTCATTAACGTTTTGTAATAAATCGGATTCCGTCCCGTCATATGTGTAAACAACATTGGCTTCATCATTAAATAAGTAATTTATGTTTCCCCGTAGATCTGTATCTGTTTCAAATTCGTTTACTTTTAACATTTGTTCCCTCCTATAATCCTAGAGATTTTATTGTGTCAACTTTCGAACTGACATTTGTGCGTTTTCTAACCGGTCTGTAGAATCGTTCCACTGAATAACGCAACGAATCGATACAATGATTGTATGTATCTACTGGTTCATTGGTATATTCACCTGTATCTTTGTCCTTTTGCCATGTGTAGTTGTCAAACTCTTCAATAGTCTTGAAACAACGTTCATCAACAATGATTTCAAATTGCATTAAGAATTGTAACCCTTGTACAACCGAGCCCTTCCCTTTTTTGGTTGGTAAAATCCTTTTAAGCCCTAGATTCCTTAATTCAGCTATACTTTTTTGTTCTGCACTATCTGCTGTAATTTCTTCTTTAGCATAACCAAGTTGCTTTATGACATTAGCTATTTCATCATTCAGCATACCTTGTTTAACATACTCTTCAATGATGTATAACTTCTTTTTCTTTACATCTATTTTAGAATGTATAAAAGCACTAGGATCATTAACGTAGCCAAAGTCCAATCCAAAATAAGAAGGTAAATGTCTTAACTCATCTTTATTTATTAAACGTTTTTCATACTTAGGGAAAACCAATTTGTCTAGTGTAGCAAATTCACCTAACGCATAAATTTTGTAATATGCTGGATTACGATTTGCTAACAACTCTAAGTTTTGTCGTGTCATTTCATCAAGAAACTTATTATCTCGATAACTAGATTGTCTAATCATGACATTTTCCATTGGTTCACCATGTTCAAAGAAATACTTATAAACCCAATTCAGTTTAGATACTGGGTTAAACATCAAAAATATTTGCTTATTCACGTGTTTACGCTCCCTCAAACGCAACGTTAATTGCGTGTAATCATTTAGTGTGAATTCAGACGCTTCTTCCATGACTATGTCTGATATGCCTTTTATCGACTTTATTTTCTCTGGGTTATCTAATCCTTTAAACAAAAAAACTGCGCCGTTTGGCAATTCAACTTTGTTATCAGTCTTATTCCAAAGGCACATGTCCCAAATACCGAAGTTTATCAAACAATCTTTGACATCTTCGAATAAACTATCTTTAATTGTTGATTGGACTTTTCTAAGCCATAGTATACGCCTAGGATATTTCCAGTCTTGCAATGCTTTAAGTACAACTTTTTGTATAACGCCGTGAGACTTACCGCTCGAACCTCCACCGTAATGTACTTCAGTGAAGTTATCGTAATTGGTTAGTATTTCGAATATGTTTCTATTGAAAACATTAGATGGTTTGTTAAAGTTTAATTTAACTTTCGTCATCGTACTCACCAATATTAATCTCAATATTCTTCTGAGTAATTTCTTTTTTATCGATATACGCACCATGTACTTTTAGTATGTGGTCAATAGATCTCTGACGCTCTTCAAAAGTTGGTGTGATTGTGTAAGTAACCTCTTTTTCCACTTCATCGTTTAAATGGTCATATTTCTTACTGTAAGCCTCTTGAGGTTCTCCTCTAGCAATAGAAGCAGATAACGCTAAAGCTTCTGTAATACTCATTAAACGCTCTTCTTGTATCTGTTCTAATCGTTCTTTAATATATTCCGAAACATTAACATTTCTTAACAATCGACTTGCTAAAGACTCTGCTGTTTTCTTACTATAACCTGCTGTAATTGCTGCTTTTTTACCATTACATCCATTCATTATATATTCATCTGCGAATCTCTTTTGTTTTTCGTTCATTTCATTTACCACCAACTCTCGCGCTATACGCTTTTTAAAATTAAAAAAGGATTGGCTATAATCAGCCAACCCACATAGATCCTTTATTCCTAATTGCGATAAGGGAAACGCAGTAAGATAGTCAATATCCTACACTATCATAATATCTCATTTTAGGTATCAAAAACTGCCACTTTACTGCCAATTTCACTCTTCCCCTAACTCTTCCGCCAATCTAGATATGATTTTCCTTTTGATTCTATGAGCAGTTCTATCAGAAATGTGTATGTCATCACAAACTTTCACTAATTCCTTTTTATTAAAATAATACTCTTGAATGAATTCGCGTTCTTTCCTACTTGATGTGTTGATTATACGTTCAATAGCGCTCTTAAACTCAAGGATTTTACCTCTTCGTATACTACAAAGATAATTAGTTACTGCCATTTCTGTTTTCGATGTATTAGACGGTACAAACTCCCCGCCTATATTTGTATCTGTTGGAATCCATGGTGTCATTATTTCACTTCTTAAATCTTCGAGTTGCTTATGATAATTAGGATAATCACACAACTCATCTTCTAACTTTCGAACTGTTGATAATTTTAATCCATATTTCTTTTTAGTCATGAATACCCTCCATACAAATATTTTTAATCTTCAAAATGTCTCAATCTACTTCTTAATATCTCTATCTCCCGCTCTTTAACTTTCACATCGCCTTTTAACTGTTCAGCTTGCAACATCATACCAAACAATAAGATGACTAGTAATATAATTGCTATGACTAACCACATCATCTACTCTGACACCTCCGCCCTCATCAAATCAGACTGATCGCTCAACTTTGCGAAGTCACTCGGCGCCTCTACATCATCATTAGCCGTCGTCATAATATATACTTTCTCAGTTACATACTTACCTAGCTCATACATTGCTAGTAAGAATAATAGTCTTAATATTTGTTTAATCATTTTTTATCTACCTTCTTTACTTCGTATAAGATCGGATATAAATTTAAAAAGTGTATTCTATATCCAATCGTCTTAACTTTTACTTTATCGCCTACTTTTAACCTAGCTTGTATGTCTGCGCTATCAAATTTCTTTTTGAATAATAAATCAGAATTTTCAATGACTTGTTTGTTGTCTAATACAATATAGAACTTGTCTTCTTTATCTTGTCTCTTGTTATATTTATCTGTAATTGTCCCTTGATGTACTTCTTTGTGTTGGTAACTAGCCACTGTGTATATAGGCGATATGACAACAAGCATCAGTGCGATTACGCCGAATAATCGCAGTATTCCAGCAATAAAGATATCGAACCAATCCATATTTTTAAGTTTTTTAATCATCATTGCCATCTCCAGTATCAATTAAACTAGGCATCATTCTTAACATAGCCCTTAATTCATGTTCATTCATATTAGCCATCATAGGACTGTAAAATTCACTGTCTTTATCATTAATTTCTTTAATGAAATCATCTTCAATCTTAGCTTTTTCTTCAGGCGTTCCATTTTTATACGTCTTAAATACCTCGGTGTGCTTTTCTGGTAATTTCATTTTAGGTGTATTAAACATTATTATCTCCCCTCTTTAATGATTTTATTTCTTTTCGAACAAAGAACCTAATACTTCTTCACTAGGTCTTTCGAATAAGGTCACTTTAGAATTATTAGTGTAGTAAACAATAGGTGTATTTTGTGACTCATATTTCTCTTTCGCTTCTTCTTTACTCTCTGCCTCAACAACTGTAAACCTTTGATTGCTTTTAGCTCGAGTTATGTGTGTATGCTTGCGTCCTGTTGAATCTTTGAATGTTGTGACTAAGTATTGCGTCACTTCCCCAAAACCTCCTTGACTCGATCTAAGATGTCTTTACACGTATCCTTTTCCTGCGTCTGTTGTTCCATCTTGTCTTTCATGATTCCTTTTCATTTTCTTTTTGTATGCGTCAATGAGTTGGTCGATAGAATAGTAAGTATTGGCGTACAAAAACGGCATTATTAAAACTTGTACAATGCTATTATCAATACCTTTTACAAATTGTTCTGTTAGTGTATGCATTACATGAACAAAATAAACTGAATGTAGTTTAGGTAAAGTAACTTCATTTTCAATCAAATCAACCATAACCTCAGTAGTTTCTTCCAAATCTTCTTCATCAACAATAGTCAAAGTTAATTGCAAACTGAAAGCTAAGTAATCAGCAATCTCATCTAATTGTGTATCTAGTGGCTTACCTGGTTGTTTCTTCCAATTTTTAAAAAACTCAAGTGTGTTAATCCACTCTACAAATTCAATAATCATACTAGCTACTGTGTCATTTAAATTTCTAGTTGGTATTCTATCGTCGAACTCCTTTTGTATTTGTAATAACTCTTGTAACTGATCAATTGTTAATGTGTTAGTCATTTTCCTGTGCCTCCTCATATTTATAGACAACTTGACCCGTCATAATCCCTACTGCTTCATCAAGTTCAATATCTTCTTTGAGTGCATCTTGCATAGCATTAGGTGAACCCTCAAGTATTTCATCAAACGCTTGCGCTTTCTTATACACGTCTTCAACCTCTTTTAGTAATCCCTCTGTGTCATTACCGTTATACGCACTAGCACTAATAACGGACTGTTCGATTTTTTCGCGATTATTCATTTGTGTCATCCTCCATAAAAATTTTATTGTTTAATTCCATTCCGAATTTAACTCTTTCATCATCGTTACCGAATTTGTTTATTAAATCTCTTTCAACGCTCTTGCAATACCTATCCCATGCGCTTGCTTTCTTCTCCAGTTCTTTGTTACAATCTCGTAACTTCGCTATAACCCCAATAAGCTCATATCGTTGCTTCTTGTACTCTTCACGATCTTTTAATGCTTTGTGAAGTTTATCTAATAACTTGTTAGAGTTAGTACAAAGATTTTTATATTGTTCATC